TTATTCGCCTCCTTTTGTGAATTCATGGTCAGAATCAGATGCCTTAACTACTTGAACACTATCTCCATTTTTTAAACTTTTAGTAAGTTCAGTTCCTTTTTTGGCTGCATGAGTGAAGTCGTTGTTCTTCCACCATGCCCAAAGCGCAAAAACTGTCGTAATAACTGTGCTGATAGTATTATCGTCAAGAGGCAATGGGTTCATGTTTAACACTGTTAAAATTTGATTTAAAATTGCCAACCAGAGTAAGATTGTTCTTGTAAGTGTTCCTTTGTCGATTGCTTTCATGTTCTTTCTCCTTTAAATTATTTTAGTAATTATATATCCAATAACAGTTACGGCAAGAGTAAGCATAAAGCCCCAAGCCCACTTATTATTGGCTTCCATTTTTTCTATAAGTTTTGCGTTTGATTGGGCTATTAAAAGTGCTCGTTCTGCTTTATCCCGGACTATTTCATAGTTATCCAACTTTGTTTCAATTCGAGCTAATCGTTCGAGCACTTCTCGCCATGCTTGCTCCTCCATAACCCCTACTTTCTATTTTTTATAATCACTGTGGCAACCCATCTTCAACCGCATAAACTTTTGATTGAAACTCTGATTCATCAGCCCGAACTGCTGTTTTATTTGCGTCATACAATTCTTGATTGGTAATGTCTCGGTTAAACGTAGAATTTCCGGTGCCTTGAGGGATTTGAGCGCTAAAGTATGCCACTTGCTCTCCATTAATTGTTGAAACTCCTGTAACTGAAATTAATTGCGTAATTGTCAAAGCCATTTTATATTTCCTCCTCTAATTTATCCATGAGCATGTCATAGATTTCTGCATCATACCCTGATAATTTAGTGTCAAGCTGGTCTAGGTTTGTAACTAAAAACTTAACCTTCTTTTTAATTTCATCAAGATTAATGGAAATTTCCTCATCAAATAATTCTTCTTGTTCTTTGATTCCTTCCTCTCTTGTATCTTCTGAAAATTCAACATTTCCATTTTCTAATCGAATGATTTCCCCATTATCACCACGTTTACCCCTATATGTTAGCCAGGAAGCAAGCCATCCACCTGCTGTACCTATAAGTATTTGGATAACAGCTTTTGTGTTATCATCTATTGTCATAAGACCCTCCACGTCTAATTGGTTCAACCCATGCATGGAAGAGTATATCTATCCACATCAAAATGCTAATAACCATTCTAACAGTTATGGATGGCAAGTCTGAAGTTACTAATGAAAATGCTATTAGTGACCACAGAGCCGAAAGCATCATTACTGCTACTTGTTTTGCCTTTTGATGACTTCCAGGTAATGTGAAAGTGAATATACACGATGTAAACACCCCAGTTGATACTGCAAGTATATAAAATGGTACTGATGTCATAACAGAAGCCCAAGGATCCAGACGAACTAATGGATCATTGAACTCAGTAAATATGACAGTGCTAACAGCTACTGTAGATAATGAAGATACATTCCAAAACCAGTATGACAATACTCTATCTCGTATTCTCATATATTTTCCTCTTCTCCTAAACTAAATGATTTTTCAGAAACTTGTGCTTATGATTCAATTAGAGGAATCTATAAGTTGTGTCTATATAAATTAAACGAGTTGTGGAAATGGTTGTTCCGAGATTTATACTAGCTGTTCCGTCCTTCTCAATAGTCATTGGAACACGTAGCGTGCCAGCTGTATTACTAATATCAGCAGAACCCATAACATCAACAAAAAACGTGTGCGCTCTGTTTGGCTTACTAGAATTTACCGTGAATACCGTTTGGTTTGTTAGTCCTGACCACACTAGGATGTAACCAACCAGTTGAATATAGTTTCCATGGTTTATTGCAGTTAGCGGTTGTGTTTTTATATCTGTAGAGTTTTGTCCGTATCCCATCGTTATAGTAGGGACATTAAATGTTTGAGAAGACGGTTTATAGTATGCGACAGCATTTGTTGAGCTATCAAAGTCAGCTACTGTGATGACGTCTGCAGAGGTTCCTAGAGCCTCGATGTATGATGGATTGCTTGCGTACACTAATTGATATTTGAAGCTGTCATATTTATTCGACCCTTTTACGTAGAAATAAGCATACCCATCAGACATAACTTTAATCGCATAGGTATATCCAAACATTTTATCTTTATTTAAGTCATACACACTAATGTTCGGTGTCTTTGTCGTCGGGTCTAAACTAGAAAAGCGAATCATAATATCATTGTAGTAATTTTCGTAACTGGATGTACGAAGCAACCTAACAACAACAACGCCCTTACTACCCAAAAACGTATAAAAAGCCTTTTTTTCATCCAATCTGACTCGAAATAAAGCCGCTGCGTGAGTTGCATAATCTATGTTAACCCAATCTATATCTCCGTTTATTTTCACATAATTATTAAGCATGGAATGTACCCTCCCTATATTTTCTCAACATTTTTTCAAATAGCAATGAATAATTTGAATCGAAGTACCACATGAATACACCACTAACTAATTCATCACTTCCAAAGTATTGAAACATGCTGTCGAAATATAGTGTCTGCACTAGATTATCAGCACTAGGTGTATTATCTTCAGGCGTATAGTAATCCTCAGGGGCTCTCAAGGCTTCCCACAAATTCTGCACACCTGTTTCAGTAATCCATATCTCTTTGTCTGGGTAGGTGAACTTAATTTTTCGCAAATTATCTATCATGTTTGAGACAGACCAACCCATCAAACAATCGCTAAAAGTAGTGCGTTCTCTTTTACTCGATAGCGAAGGATAGGCGTGGATAGCAAAGTAATCCATAGCATTTTGTAAAGGTTTAGACAAGGTTAAAGGACTCCAAGACCCTTCTAGTGTTACTTTTTTTCCAGTCCCTTTTAAATAGTTCATCAAGTCTATTATATTTGCTTCTGACGCGCTATCTCTCCAGATTGTGTCTGACTCATTCAGTACCCCAATTTTTTCAGTTGGCGCGATCGCTATAATTTGATCTATTGTGGCACGATATTTTGAAAACCATATTGTTTTGTCAAATTTTGCCCATTGTGTGTTTGACCAATTATTGTGTATTTTCAATCCCATGATTGGTATTGATTCAGTTTCACACAAATTGACGAGTTGAGCTAACGATGTTAAGTCCGGCAATGTTGTAAATTGCAAATCATTTGTAGTGAGTGTATTAGCTTCAAAAGCTAATCGTTGCTCCCTCAGGGGTTGAATCTCAACAGTAATAAAAACACCATCTAGTTGATAAGGTTTAAGTTGCTGTATTTCAGTTACAAATTTAGAAATGGGATAGGTTTGATCCCAGTCCTTTGACATCTGCATATCAAAATTTGTACCAAAATAACCCTTGAATTTATTTGTAGCTGAAATATCAACTTTTTCTGCCAACTGTGCGGTAGTTTTGTTCTCTAAATCGTCGATTCTAGTCTTTAAATTAGGCTTTCCATTACGAGCTGCTAATAATTCCGATAGTATTTTTCCTCCCGGATCAACTGACTCTAGAATTTCTTTGTTTTGATTAACAAACTCTTCCCAGCTATTTTTACCATCTTCAATATACTTATTAAAAATTCGATAAAGCTCTTTGAAAGTCCACCAATAGTTTGAGTCTTTGAAGGGTTGCGAATAAATGGATTTCTCAACAATATAGTTAAAAGTCCGAGTGGAGAATTGCTCAATCCACTTCCCATCTTCTTGTTTTCTAAAGCTAAAATAAGCTTCGTTACGTCCAACCATTTGAAGCGCATTGTCACTAGCAATATATTTTAATGTTCCATTTTTAGCATCAAAGGAGACAACACTTTCTTCTGATACCCCTTGCCCTGTGATTTCCTGTGCCATTAAACAAAAGAACGGCTGTAAGCCCTCAAAGTTCTTGGGCTGACCGTTCTCTACGATTTGAGCAACAATGGCTTGACTATTAACGTCCGCATGTCTCAATTTAACAATACCGACATTGTTATTAGGCTCTGTGGTGGACAGTGTTATAAAATGTTCTGTCATAATAGACCCTTTCTAAAATTTGATATAATCTCTTGGATTTTTAAAGTGAGCACTTGATGATGGCCAATATTGGTCCATAAATTGGAAGTGCAAATGTGGTCCAGTGACCGGACCAGTCGCTCCCATAAGTCCAATTTGTTGGCCCTTTTTAACATTTTGACCCACAGAAACATCGATTCTGCTTTGATGTGCGTACCCTGTATAAAGTCCATCCGCATGCTTGATGACCGTGTAATTTCCATACCAGTCATAATAATTACTTCCCGCTTGGACCACTTGACCATCGCCAGAAGCTAAGATTGGAGTTGTTGGATTGCCATTAACCAAGTCCATAGCATTGTGAAATTCTTGCGCTCCGGTGATTGGACTCGTTCTCCAACCCATTTCACTTGTTACGGTAATAGGACTTGAAATTGGAGCAATATAACCTCCGCCACCGCTTGGGATTTTAAGATTAACAAATTTGTTATACCACTCTTGTGCCCAAGTGCTACGTTCAGGGTGTCCGTTTAAAGGACGTTCAAAGTTAGCTACAAAAGCTTGCGTTGCAGTATTGATATTGGTCAATGTCATGAATTGAGTCCAAGAATAAGGATAAGAACTTTTCGCAATCCATTGGCCGTTTTGTGCATGCCACATCAAGAGTTTGAATTGGGCTGTGATTGTGTCAGGATTGTCAGTCACTCCTGCTCGTGTCATGAGGTTAATCATATAAACACGTCCAGAGCTAGCGCCTGAACTATCCGTCCATTGCCAAACCCCATAACCGAATCCAGGACGTCCGCCGCCCTCATCAGCCGTTGGATTGGCATCAGATTCACCCTGTGCATTTCCGAGTAATGCGGCCGCCGCTTGTTTAGAGAAACCAGCCCCAATTGCCATTGCCCAGATTTGCCAGTAGCGTTTATCACGGTCACTTATGACTTCTGGTGGGTATTGACCATTCCAACCACCGCCGCCGCCAGAGTTTCCTCCACCGTTGGTATCGATTTTTACTCCATTAACATAAAAGTTACCATCAACTTTTACTTCTCCGTAAAGATTTAATTTTCGATTTTCAGCCGTACTGTCTTTTGGAATTTCTAAAACATTTAAAAGCGCTCCGTTGTTTCCCTTTGATGACAAGGCGAAAGAATAACCATGATTTTGAATTGCATTAATCCCTTGGAGTTGTCCGCCTGTATAAGTTGGCGCAAAAGCAAACATCTCATTTTCGGACGACCCATTTCTTTTAATAAAACGAATTTTCCCTTGGTCAAGTTCAATAATGAAGTCATGATGAACTGAGCGTATTTTAATACCAGATAAAACACCAGCTTTTATCAAGTCTGCATTTAGAGTTCCCGACTTGATAAAGTCAGCAACAAATGTTCCATCTAAAGTCCATGCAGTATTAAAAGGTCCCTTCCAACCATTAGAGCTAAAACCAATACCACTCTTATTAATTCGTAAGACCTGTTTTGAGTCTTCCAAAGTCGTTCCATTAACAAAAAACAAATCAGTTGGACGTTCCTTTGGATGCCAAATAACATTTCCGCCATCATTACCACTGATAATTTTCGTAACATAATCAGTAAATACACTACTATATTGTTTTGTGGGTACTTTTTTCATAACCTCAGTAAACTGATTTTGTTGTTCTTCAAAAAATGTAAATTTAGGGTCACCTGCTTCAATAGATTCTATCTGTTCAAGTAATCCATCATAAACCACTTTATTTACGGTCATTTCAAGATTAATATTATATCGCTCATGAAAAACAGTAAAAGAATCAAAAATGCCAAGCTGTCTAAAGTTCTTGAACTTGGCTTGGTTATCTAATTTTCTAATGTTAACTTCAGCACTGACTTTGGGTTTGTCAACTCCTGCATTCATTGAAGTAAAATATTTACTGGCAACTTTATTTAATGTGGCAGTATCCGTTGCCCCTTGGTCTTCCGTAAATTGAATATGTCGAGCATAAACTTCGCCATCATAATTTCCAATATATTGTGAATCCACTTTATTACCATAGATTCGCTCAGTCTTTCCATCAGTATTTTGAACATCAGCGTAAGGAAATATACGAGTAACTAATCCATCCCAATTTAGCTCAAGTTTGAATCCCTCGAGGTTTTTTCGATAGCGTATTGTTGTAACATTATCTTTACCCCGTCTTTTTAGTAAAGAAATCCGATTAGGTTCGTGTTTAATTTCACCGCCATAACGCTGATTTAATGAGCCATCTATCCCTTTAATACACTCAAGTGGATTAGAAACTTCAAAATGGGTAGATGAAATAGCTGTGATATCAGAAAACATTTCGATATCACTTTCTAAATCCATTCCATCATGCAAAAGAGCCATCGCTTCAATTCCAGTTTGATTATCAATCACAACATTTTTAACTGTCCGATTTCCTAATTTCATCGTCCGAGATTTAGCAGTAACGTATAAAAGACCAGTGGCCATATCTTTATAGTGCGTATAAATATAAAAAACATGATACTTATCCAAATCATTTGGCTTACATTTGATTTGATAATTCACATCCTCTAAATATTCACTATATTTTGTGGTGATTGGAAAAGTTAATTCAGCAATATAAGAGCCGTTAGCTTCTTCAGTAACTTTTAAAGAACGGCAATCTGCAAGTGTAGCAATTCCGCCATTATTTCCAAAATCGGTAGCCTTAGGCTCATATAAAATTGGTTTCATATCTTTGTTTGCCACCTCGGTTCTATTTCTATTTTTGAAACATTTCCATTCCATGAAATTTGATTCATTCCAGAATCTAAGTAGGGAAAATTTTGACTTCCTACAAAATTATCGTGTAAATTAATCAACTCACCATTGTTTTCTTTATAAACCTCCATTACATCCTCGTTGGAATCAATAATAATCGTGTTTTCAATGTTTTTTAACTTCGTCTCACGATTATTAATAAAAATAGAGATATTACCTTGACCATAAATTTTGATTAACGGATAACTTTCATATCGTTCTGGATTATAAAGTTGCTGAGGTTTATTGAACTCAATTGCTCTTTCTCCCCCAACTCGATACTTGAAAGGTGCAAAGCTGACATCAAAAGTAAAAGGAACACCTCTCATAGCTGAGATGTTCCCTGAAAAAGTAGGATTATTGATAACTACCACTTTATAGATATACCTAGGGTCGTAATATGGGATAAAATCAACATATTCTCCTCTAGTATCTAATGCACTTGTAATTAAATCTTCGACAAACTGGATTGAATGCATATCTGGTGAAACATAGAAACATTCAATAGTATGCTCAACATTAGTATAATAACCCTTATCAGTAATCACGAGTTTATTTACTCCGCTTACCTCATCAAGCGTTATCATTCGTTGAGCTTTCTTTTTTTCTGGAGGCTTAGTTAAAAACATCTGAAATTCTTCGCTCCAATGATTACCAATTTTAAACCAACCATCTAGCATCTATCCAAGTCCTTTCTGCTTATTTAAGTCTCCCAATTTATACATCATATATTCTGCCATTTGGTCCATTGTTTCTTTAGGCATTGCTCCATAAGTCGTCAAGTGAAGGTGAATCTCATCTCCTCCTGCACTCCCTATCTGATTGGCGACCGCTTTCTCAACATATCCCATCAAATCACTCAATGGTGCGACTGCTTCTTTCCCAGCTTCTCCACCTACCATCAGTGAATTACCGTTTTGGCCAAACACAGTTGGTTTAGTTAAAATCCCACCTTTAGCGAACCAATCTACTCCTATCTTAGGAAGTTTTCCTTTCAAAGGGTTGAATGTTCCTGAAAACGAAAAGTGAGGCATAGGGATATGTGGGATTTCTATTTTAGGGAACTTGAGTTTTAGAAACTTAAATAAATTCTTAATAGCATTAACTTTATCATCGAATGAACCAAACATGAAAGCCGAAATTGTTTTTATAGATTGTTCAAGCCACTTGAAAGCACCATCGACTGGGCTACTAAATTGTCCCCAAAAATCACTCCACCATTTTTTCAGCCCGTCCCATTTATCGCTAAACCAGTCGGTGATTGCTCCCCAGTTTTTTACAGCTATTACAACTAAAGCAATTATTGCAATTACCGCGGCTACGATAGCAATTATTGGTAGTAGCGAGGTAGATAATGCACCAAATCCAATAGCTGCTCCTCCCGCTTCTGCTCCTGTGATACCTAAAACTGCCCCTAACGCAGGCAATCCAACCGCCATAGAAGCAATAATAGGCATCAAGGCTGTGAACGCAATAATCAATCCACCTATCACCACTAAAATTGTTTTAATAGGTCCAGGCAAACTACCAAATGCTTGCCCTAAAAATTTTAGTAAAGGAACAAGTAAATCTAATAGTGGCTTTAACCCTGTAGCGATTGCAGCTCCAAACTCTGACATAGCAACTTTAGCTTGTTGTGATGCTATTTGTTGTTCATCAATATCATCAACTGTTTTATTAAACGTATCAGAGATAGTTCCATTACTCTTCTTAGCAACGTCTCCTAGCTCTGATAAGTTGAAAGCTCCCCTTTGAATAGCATCAACCATTCGAGAGGCTCCCTTTGTTCCAAAGACAGTAGCAGCTTCTGTAAGAGCTTCCTGTTTAGTTTTGGCATTCTTGATTTTTTCAATCGTTTCGCCCAAACCTTCCGATAGCGACTTATTACCTTTTGCATATATGATGCTAGCTTTTGATAAGCTAGATAAAGCTGCATCGCCATCAACACCGGCCTTACTAAATTGTCCTAATAATTCTGTTCCTTGAGAAAAATTCAGTCCCAAATCTTTAATTTGCGGCGCACCTTTTACAGCAGAATCAAACAAAGAGTCTACAGCAACACCTGTTCGTTGGCTGGTTGCCGTTACGCTATCTAATACTGTGCTAAAGTCTTTATTTGATAATCCATAAGCTTCAATGGCACTTTTAGCTGATTCAATAGAAGTTTTTACATCAGTATCATTAATATTTGCATATTGTAAAGCAAGTTTTGAATTTTTTTCTAGAGTGTCACCAGACATATCAAATTGAGCGCTCAGTGTACCTAAAGCAGAACCAACATCTTCGAAGCTATCAACTGCCATTGAAGAAATGATATTATCAAACTGAGTTTTAAATTCATCAGAAGCCTTTCCGGTGGTGGTTGTAATTTTATCCATCCCCTCATCGACATCTGAGAATGCTTCTTGTGCACTTCCTGAAAACTCTTTAAGTTTGTCGCCTACAACAGACAAATGGTCGGCAGCTTCCATAAGAACCCCACCTTTGACAGCTTCTCCTACATCTTCAACCGATTGACCCAATTCATCAAACTTACCTCCAAGCCCTTTTGTTGCATTTCCAGCTTCTCCACTACTTGACTCTACATCTTTCAATGATTGCTTATAGTGGTCTAAACGCCCTTCGGTTGCGACTACTTCACGTTGAAAGGCACGATATTGTTCTTCCCCAATATCACCGCTCTTAAATTGACGGTCTACATCTGCTTGTGCGCCTTTGAGCCCATCAAGTTTTTTTGTAGTTAATTCAACTTGTTTAGAAAGTAATTGTTGCTTTTGAGCGACTAATTCAACATTGTTCGGATTCAATTTTAAAAGACGTTCTACATCTCGAAGCTCGCTATTGACCGAATTAGATTGTTTGCCAATATCTTTCAAGCCATTAGTAACACCAGTTGTATCAGCCCCTATTGCAATAGTAATCCCGCTTATTTTTTTAGCCATTTTTTACTCCTTTCTAGAACGAGTCGAAATCATCTTGTGTTGCCTTACGTTTATTCTCTTTATCAGGGTTATTGAAATCAACCCACTCTTGAATAAAGTCTAAACAATCCCCAATATCCATTACTTGCATATCTTCACTTGATAAACCAACTTGCTTACAAAGCAAAAGGAACGACTCGACAGTGAACACTTCATCACTGGCTGTCGCTCCTGAATCTACTTTTTTTTAGATTTGATGGAATGTGCAATCAAATCTTGTAATTCACTGGTAAAGTCTTCAATTGGCAAACTTTCCAAACTATCCAACCAATCCAAAGGGTCTGGAATTGAATGGTCCGCAGTTTTGGCATAGATCCAAACAAAGTTATAAAGTAACGTCAAATTTAACATTGACAACTGTTCCCAAGAAACATTATCAAAATTAAATTCTTCCTCTGTTCCTGTTTCCAAAGCTTTTGCAAGTTTCATCAAGTCCGCAAAATAATCGGTATGAAACTGCATTTTATAACGCAATGGAGTAGCTGCATTTGAAGCCAAACGAATCTTAATCTCTCCAATTTCAATTGTTTTTTCCATTTTGTCTCCCTAATCGTGTCTAGTTGTAGTTGTTGTAGTGGTAGTCGTTTTTGAATTTTTATCATAAACGGAATTGAACCATGCATCATAAACTGTAGGCTCTGTATCTGGACGAGTTTTTGTTTTAACTGCTTTATCAGACGGACGAGGGCTTGCTGAAAATGAAAGCTCCGTTGTATTTGGATCACCTTTATCAATTGTTGACGAACCGACACTAGGACGACTTGCTGAACAATTATACAAAACATGTCGAGTTGCTTTTTTATCCCCTTCAAATTGGAACATTAAAGCAAAAGGAGAAGTTTCTACATTAGAATACTCTGTTTGAACTCCACCTTCAACAACTTCTCCTAAAATTTTGGTCGCAAATTCTTCAGGAACAAGGGCTGTAGTGAGTTTACCATCATATCCTTGGTTATTACCGCTGATATAGTAATCAATATTATCAGCTTTAAATTTAATCAAATCACCACTAGCTTCTAAAGAAAGCTCAACCGCTCCTGGCCATCTAATCGGTTTTTCATAAGTGGTTGCTCCACTTAGTAAATCTGTTGTTGCTCTTGCAAAATAGACATTTTCAAGGCCAAATTCAACTTTATTTTTTTCTTGTTGTCCCATTTTTAATCCTCCATTGATTAAATATTAATTTCATAAGCTCGAAGATACATTTTTTCACTATCAAGGTAGCTTTCGTATATCTCATAAACGATTTTATTGTCGTCCAATAGTTTCTCAAGCTTTTGCTCTTCTCGCTCATTCTTTAAGTTTGAATATAACTCAATCGTTATATCCTTATTTTTGGCATAAATTTGGTTATCGGCTTTAAATCCAATTTCTTCATCAACATAGTAAAGAATGTAGGGTAAAGGTGGGGCTTGCCCAACTGCCCATAACCTGTAGCCAACTTTAAGACCTGTTTGGTCGAGAATTACTTTTAATTCTTCTAACGTCATTGACTCAACCTCTTTTCTACCCTGCTGATATAATTAGACACAAGTTCTTCTTCAACTGGTGCAATATGGACTTTCGGGGATACTCGACCACCATTTCTTTTTGCATGACCGTTTTCAAGTAAATGAGTCAAACGATAGGTCGGAGCCTTTTGGTAAATTACTTGGTCTCCATTTTTTAATTTTTGAGAAGTCCAATTTTTTGCATAATCTCCTGTTCTCTTGGGACTGCTTTCCCTAAGTTGTTTGACACCATTTTTAGTTATGTCCTTTTTGATATCATCAATATCATCTACAACATCCTTAGTCCAATTACGAACTTCACTTTCAATGGTTTTAGCTAAATCATCTATTGAAATTTTATTGGCCATTAGAATCACCGACTTTCAAACGGCAAACTAATTCGAGTTCTTCATTACTTGTCTTATAATGTCGAACCACTGTTAATAGTAAACCCTGATATAACAATGTTTGCTCATTATTATATTCAAAAGGGTGAATAACTAGAGTATGCGTGACCTCTATTCCTGATTGACCAGCTTGGTAAAATTCAGCTCGATTCATTGGTTTTTCATAACCAAGAACGATATTTTTTTTAGTTTTAGGGATTTGTTGCCCTAAACTATCCTCATCATATCCATCAGGAGTCAACAAAGTTATCTCTTCATCCCACATCATTTTTACCTCGATATTTAATGATTAAATTCCGTAAACGATATTCAAGATTACGAGGCATTGTTTCACCGCCTTGGTGTTTATATCTAAAAGCTGCTAAATCTACAATAAACATGACTTGTTCATCGCTTTTTGGCTCTAGTACAATTCCTTTATTATCTTTGAGTTCTGTAATAACTGATTTTATAATCACTTTTAGAAGCTCATCTCTAACTGCAGAACGATATCCCAAAACGGCTTTAACAAGGTTCAAAATACTATCTTCATCCATAATTTGCCTCCTTCACGATTTGAACATAGCGATCAGATACCTTACCGGATTCTTGATTTAAAGCTTCAAGTGGCGGAGTATCAAGATATATTCCTTTGAAAAACAAGTCCATACCCTCAGTTACCCCAGCATTATGAATAATCTTTTTGTTTCCTAGTTCATCATCAGTTGACCAAGCAAAATCTAATTTCTTGCTTACTTTTGGTGTGATTCCATAATGATACATTGTCCAAAGTTGGGCCCACATTTCGGCCGTCCATTTTTGAAGTGACGTATCAAGTGGAGAAATTGCTCTATAAAGAATAATAGAATTAACATAAACATCATGCCAATATCCAGCTCTAGGATTTTTAATTACCCATTGGGCACCTCCTGAGTTATTTTGAATAGATTCTAACCATTCGATTGGCACTTTTATCGCATCTGTCATTACTTCAAGCGTTCGAGATGAATTAGTGACAGATTTAATATAATCTAGTCCAATGTAACCAATAGTGTCTGAGCAATACCATCTACTTTTTGTAACTGGAACTTTAAACGCTTCTAAATCGAGAATAACAGTATCAGAATCAAGATAAATATAGGTTTCATTCTCTCTTTCAGAATCTTCACTTAAATATCTATAAAATAAATAAGGTTTAATACTTGGGATATAAGACTTATCAAATCTATCATCTTCATATGAATAGACTTTACAATCATTAAATTCCATTAATACAGAATCATCTTCTTTAGCAAACAAAAGGATAATGTCTTTTTTATCCACCCCCAATTTAGACAAACTATTAATCACAGTATGCAATTCCCAAGCAAATCTTTTTTTAGCTGGTTGTGCAAATAAAAATTTCATTATCCTATCCTATTTTTAATCGTGTCTAGTTGTAGTTGTTGTAGTTTTATCATTTTAACCAATGGTAAACGTTACATAGAAACCAGCTTTTTTATCGGTTGCTTTGACATCATAACGAATGATGCCAGCTAGTAATTGACCATAGATATTGTTATCTACCCATGAAACTGAAACTTGCTTACGGTCAAAGAATGAAGCGAATGCCTTGGCATCTCCAATAAATCCAACAACATTTCCAACAGATTTACCAATCACATCATCATCGAGTACAACAACTTCTTTTCCAAGCAATTGTTTACCACTTGCTGCTGTGATTGAATCTTGTAGAAGGTAGCGACCGTTTTTATCTTTGAGTTTATCTAATTCTGAATACATTGAAGCTGAGATAAATAATTTTACATCATATACTTTCTTGATTTCTTTATTAATCAAGTCTTTCAAGCCGTCTACACCAACTACTGATTTAGCAGTCGCTGTCTTAAGAACTGCTGCAATATCAGCATTTTTAGTGTTCAACGATTGGTCTTGAATTTCGTCTGCAATCAATCCTGTTACGTCGTAGCTTGCATCATCAATCATTTCTTGCGAAATTGGAATATATCCACGACGAGTGGCAACAGAGTAATCAATTTCAACCATTTTTGGGTTTGCAAGTTGTGGATTTTTTTCTAGTTGTTGAACAGTTGCCATTTTAGAACCTGATTTAGAAATCACTGGGAATTTACCACTTGCTGAATTAACAGGCACTGAACGAACATATTTTGAAAGGTCAACAATATCTTTTGGTTCAAGTTGTGGTTGCAAGAGTTCTTGCGGAATCAAAGCCCCGCCTTCAACAGAAGTAAAACCATCACGTTTTTCAGCGCCTTTAGATTTAACAAATGCATTGATTGCTGAGCGTTTTTCAGCTAATTCTTCTTCAGTCACTTTAAATTTTTTCATTTTTCGTTTTTCTCCATCTTTAGGTTTTTGGTCAGTAGGATCAGCAGCTTTAGCTAATTCATCTTCAAGGTCTTGTTTTTCTTTTTGCAATTCTGCAATTTTTTCATCTAAATCTTTGACTTGTTTTTCTAAGTCATCGGCTGAATCACTGACAGTTGAAATTTCTTCATCTGTCTTGGCTTCTTCCAACGCTCGTTCCAAGTCATTTTCTTGTTTTTCTAGGTCAGAACGTTGAGAAAGTAATTTATCAATTTCACTTGAACGTTCTTTGATTTGTTTATTCAAAATAAGTTGTTTTAAGGCCATTTAATTTTTCCTCCAATTTGGATTTTTTAGCGAGAAGTTCTCGTTTTTCCATATTTTCTATTTGTTTGCTACGTGCTTCTACTGCTGTGTCAGCATATGCTGGGAATGTCACAACTGAAACTTCAAATAATTCAATTGCTTTAATCGTGAACTTGTAAGAACCATCATCACGAGTTTCCATTGCTTCATCAAGAATATTGAAACCGAATGAACACTGGTCAACATCCCCACGCTGAACACGAGAATATAAATTCATTGCTTCAGTATCGTTCTCATTGACTTTTATTTCTCCATAAACACCTTTCGCATCAACAGAAAGTGTCAATGTTCCAGACTTCGTCCGCCCTAGAACTTTTGAAGTCTCATGGTCAATTAAGGCCCGAACATCCGATAAATCAACATTGTCAAAACTTTCTGGGGAGATTTCTTCAAAGCAGCCTTCGTAAAGTTCTGTTTCTGAATTAAAGACAATAAAATAACCACTGATTATTTTTTCAGCGGCTTCATCATTTGCGTTTAAATCAAGGCTTCTAAAGTTTCTGACTTGGTAATTTTTTCTTTTTTCCATTTTTCACCTCCTTTCTAAGTTTCATCTTGAATGAGTTTTTTCTGGTTCACTAAATCCTTCTGCTGTAAATAATTTTCCAAAACAAGTAAATCATCCATTTCAGCATCAGGAGGCATTCCCACCCAATTTCTAAATTCATTCCTTCTTAGTGCATTAAGTTGTGTCATCTGCGCACCAGCACTTACCATTTCTGTCAGTGAGTAATTATAAAGGCTTCGCGGATTGAGTGAGAAATACATATCTTCTTCAACAATTAATTTATTGTAAGTCTGTTGGATAACTTGAGCGATTGACATAATTTTTGTATTTATGAAATTATTGAACTCATCTTTGTTATAAGTTCCAACCCCTAATAAAAAGGCAGGAACTCCAAAAATACCCGCTACCGTTTTTTTATCCAAAGTTACCGCATCATTAATCGCTAAATCATTCAAAGTCAATGGCTTAATTTGTTGAACATTAACCATACCTTCTGGAATAATCCAAGGTTTTCCAGCTTCTTTACGTTTAAGGTACATTTCTTCAAAGTTCTCACGTCCTTCTTCATCAGATAGTTCATCAGAATCTGAATCGACCGAAACAATAAGATTTGGCATATATTCACTTGCCATGAACCCTTTTTTTGTGACGCTTGCTTGTTTCAAGTTACCAACGATATCTTTTAAAGCCACTTTATATCCCGTTCCAATAAACGGACGTTCAATTGATGGATTTAAAACAAAATGAAGCAAGGTACTGGGGTCATATTCTTTATTATCAAACGTTATTGAATAATCTAAATCATCATCACTCACATTAAATGTCACTTTATAAGGAGAAATAGGAGTTAATCCAATAATTTTATCGCCGCTTACTTGTGGTTTTACTACTGCATTTCCATTTCCTTCTAAAAGCATAGAACGTACTAACCATTGAATGAACGTTTTTCTCGATAAATATTTATTTGGCTCAATATCTACCACTCGTGACAAGTCATTTTTTATCCGCTTGTCTCCTGTTTCGCCATTCTGCATGAGTTGAATTGTCATATTTGAAACTAAATCAGCGATACAATCTACAGCCATTCTAACTTCTGGGCTGTCAGATAATTTTGTGTAACCGTCCGAAATTAATTCTTTAAAAAAATTGGGCAAAGTCATTACAACTTGTGGCGCTTTGGGTATTTCATCTTTTGCTTTTGATTCTTCTGTTGGACTTCTTTTGTTATTAAAAAACTTCAAATTTTTATCCTTCCTAATTTCCGATACCCCAGGCATCTTTTTTACTCTTTTGTTCTTTTTCTTCAAGCATTCCACGACTTGCAAATACTGAAGCATCAAATAAGTCAATCCTTTGGTTAGGCATTACTTTTTCAAATTGAATCGCATCATCTGTTTTTTCAATTGCTTTCACATTGGCAACACAATACTCATAGGCCATATTATTCACATAATATAATTCTTTATTTTTAGCCTTAAATTCAATTCTTCGAAACCCTTCCGATTTTTTCCAGAATTGTTGAGGTGCATCAACCATTTTGAATTTTTGTTTTTTCATCATCATGAAAAATTCACGACCAAACTTTTTATCAAAATGGACTGATTTTATTTTGAATCCTTTATCTCGCATTTCCATGAACCATTTGACAATATCATCATAAAGAACAGTTTCCGTATTGGATAGTGTCGCCCATCCTTCTTCCTGCCATTCAAATAAAGGAATGTCATCTTCTTGTGCTTTTTCAATTGCTCTAGATTTTGGAAAGAATGCATGAGTAATAACAATATCAATTGATTTACCTTTATACTCATAATTTCCATATAGTGCTGAAGCGGTCAAGTCATGCATTTTAGAAAGGTCAGCTCCCCCATACCAAGTGATTGGTAGTTTTGATAATTCCTCCATTGTCCAAGAATGTTGCTTATTAGAAAATCTAAACTCGTCAATATCAAAGTAAGCATCCATTGAATTGGTGAAAATATTAAGTGACTTATTTAGGAACTCTGCTTTAAGTTGAGGTTCAAGTAATGCTTGTCTTGCTTCGGTGATTAAATCATCTAAAGTCACTGTGACATCAAGTGATGGGGTAACAGAAGCTAAAACCTCTGGATCATCAATTGTGGTAATTTCTCTTGTAACTGGATTAATGATATTCCCTTTTTCATCTTGTTCAGCAGTACATAGAAAAATAAAGTATGAATCATAAGCTTTATCTTTAATCGTGCCGGATAAAACTTTTTTTAAAGTGGTTACCCTCTGAGCAAGAAACCCATTAGCAATATCCCCAGCGGTTGAAATCCCCATAAGCAACTTATTTCGATAAGCTTTCTGAGAGTTTTTCATCAAGATGTATTTTTTTGCACCAGCTTTTTTCCATGAGTGGATTTCATCAAGAATTAACGCATTCCCGTTCAAAGAGTCTAGTTTGTCGTCTTGATTGGCGATAGCAAAAATATCGCAGTAGCCATCTCCAAAATCAACATGGACAGAATGCTCTTGGTTATTATCACGGATACGCATTTTTTTGACGTCATTACGTATTTTCTCAACGTTGTAGGTGAGAAAACCAAAACTTTCTTGTGTTTGCTTTAAAGAATTGGCAACAATATAAGTCTTACTTCCACTTGCTCGGTCAACAATATTTTTTGCCCAAGTTAATGAAGCAGCAAATGCAGTTTTTCCTTGCTTACGAGGTAAAAAAATAAGCGCCTCGTTGAAACGCCTAATATTTGTACCCTTTTCAAAAAAACCAAATAAGTTTACGCAGACAAATTTTTGCCAAGGTTGCAAATACATCGGGGTATCTTTAAATGATTTCCCTTCCTTGTTTTCGCCTTGAACGTGTACAATCGTTCCTTCAATTAAGCCAATCACGAAATCAAACTGATGATGTTTAAAATCCCACTTATCAGATTCAAGGTCATCTAAAAATCGTTGAGCCGCTTGTTTCTGTTCAATATTCGCAAGAGTATTACCTGAAATAACATCCTTTGACCATTGGATAGCAGTTTCAAAATTATCCACTTCCACCACCGCCACTCTGACTCATAAATAGAGCAAACGGTGAAGTTTTTTCTTCTGGTTTAGTTTCAGAATCTCTTTGACTTTTCGGGTTCAGCATGAGTTGATTTGAATAAGATAAGATATCTTTTCTTAATTTTTCGATTTGATCTAAAGCAGGATGTTTTTTAGTTGAGTTCGACGCACTTAGCGTTGAAATTGGAGAACCTTCTTCTTCCCAAACTTTCAGAGCTTCATAATATTGTCGGACCATTCCTGCATAAATTCGTACTAGCCGATTAAAGGCATAGTTATAGGTTTTTAACTGTTTCATTTGTGCAATCGTATCTTTATAAATTGTTTCTTCTGTTGGGATTTTTTTCAACTAAAAATATCACTCCTTTCTATCAAAAATTGTAAAAAAATATTTTCAAATTTCCTCACACTTGGAAAAAGCTAAACTCACTCGGTTCTTTTTAAAAATATTTTTTTGTAGCAGAGGTGGGGGGCTTGATTTTATCTTGCCAATATTCTCCAAGCTCAGTAGGAATATCACTATCTCTGTTATGCATTTTATTATGACACTTCTCACATAAACTAATTAAGTTCCACAAACATAACCACCACTTAGGATAATCTCTCAAGAACCAAACGTGATGGACGACAGTGGCAGTCGTTGTGATGCCAAACCTTTTACAATTTCGACACTCATATTTATCACGTCTTAAAGCAGTATCTCTTTTACTCCTCCACCGCTTATCTTTATATGGGCTCATATAATTCCTCCAACAATAAAAGGCTGCCCATTGGACAACCTGTAATAAAATAGCAAGACGAGGAGTCGAACCTCGCAAAGATATTATGCCTAATATCCGCCAATCACTTGCCACGCTGGTTTTATCGTCCAGCAACGTTAGAAGTATATCCAACCGAACGAATTACATTTTGTTTGCTTTCGCTGATAACTTCATGCTACCATTATCGCACATTGTTTCGTGCAATAAACGTGCAAATTATGTGCAAAAAACGTGCAAGCAAATCACTTCAAAGTTTCAGCCCATAACCCACTTCTCAAAGTATTTTTAAATGATATATACTGTTTCCTCGCAACACTCTCTTCTAAGCAAACTCTGATAGCCACGTTATGCCAAGACATTCTGTGCTTAAATCTAGCAATAATAATATCTTTTGCAATTGTTCCTTGTATAACTTCCATTAATTCATCAAGCGTTTGTTTCTGGTCATTAAGTCTACCAAGTTCTTTATCAGCTTCTTTAATCAAATAGTTGCGCTCTTGTGGTGCAGTGTTTGAACTACTCCCACCACTTCCGATTCTTTCCTCATGTTTCTCACGAGTGATCCAGCGTTCTCTTGAATTAATTTTAACTTGAAGCATTCCAGTCATGTAGTCACTTAATAACAAATCTAATCTATCGGCCATTTAAAAGATTCCTCCGTCTGTGGTATAATAGTATTAGATACAATCATGCCGAAGCCCATTGCCGTGGGCTTTTTTGTTTATTTAATATCAATTCCAAGTTCTTTAGCCAACTCATGGATAAGAGCCGTATTATCTTCGATATTTTGCTCCAACAAAGGGATGAGCGTTCCAACATTAATCTTAACGGAACATTTTAAAACTCCTCCCAAGTTTAATTCAAGTTTTGTATCCCTAGGCATATGATTATTTTTGATATCATCTAAAACAATCTTTTGATCTCTAACATCATGAATCATGTCTTTCAGTCTAGCAATTTTAGTTTGTACTTTAGCGATTTGTTCTGAAAAATCAATAGTAATTTCTTGTGGCATATTTTCTCCTCCAGTTGAGTTTAGCGAGTTCCTAGCTCAGTATGATATAATTTGTTAGACCATAAAAATTATCCATGAAACATTGTTCTATTAAGCTCGAATCTGGTCAGTTCGGGCATTTTTATTTTGGTATGAATTATTGTTATGTGTGCTATAATGTTAATGACTAAAAATAAAAATCGAAGTAATCTTCAGTATTTCGCTCAAGCTTGGTCAGCTTGGGCTTTTTTTATTTACTCCGAAGTAAGATGTACTGCCAAAAGCTCATTATCTTGTCGTACCCAAAGAGATGATAGGTTACTAGAGATAATCCAAATCCTACAGCAATTACTATTAGAGCAATTAGTATCTTATAAACTATTTTCATCTTTTAGTCTCCTTATAATCTTGATACAATCCTTCAAAGATTGCTGTAGCGCATTGTAAGGTTGCCAGTCCTAGTTCAGCAGCCGAACCTGTAAAGTCAGTACCATCTTCATTCCAACCTGCTATTGAGTAAGGATACTCATTTTCTGGATGAAAGATAATATGTAATTCCTTAATCATGACCTACCTCCTGGTATATCTTCAACGTAGCATCTCATATCTGCACCTAATCCAATAGGCGGTACATCAATAGCTGAAACTGTTGTATTTGATGGATGTAAGCTTTTGCCAATATCTATAAAAGCTTTTCCTATAGCCATTGATATATTTGATACAGCGATTTTGATATCATTGAAAAGTTTGATGAAAGCTTCAATATTTGGAGTATAACTCTTAATTAACCTATGCTTTATTCTCAACCATTTAATTTGTCGCTTTTTTGTTGTTTGTCTTTGTTTCTTCCAACTTGATTTCATCTATTCCTCCCCGAACACGTTCTCAGACTCGTCAAGGTCTGAGCGGTTGAAATTGCCAATAATACAACCGTGAGGATTTTCTTTTTCGATAAAACATCTCTCACAGTAATCTCTAGTCATTGTAAATGGCACTGGTTCCCACTTATGCCCGAACAGCTTACACAAAAGTTTCATTGGTTGTCCTCCTTATCAAAAGGTTTCAGATAACCTTTAAATTATTCAATCTGACGTTCAATATTTTTAAGAGCATTTTCAAGAGCTACTTCAATATCAACATTGTCTTTAAATGAATCTCTATTCTGCCAGATAAATTCCATGCGTGTTGCTGATTCATCAATTTGTTTTGCATAATCAGTAATATAATTAAATTTATACTGTGTATATCCTAATTCTTGTTTCATTCAATCCCTCCCCACCAGTCATTGACCAGCGATGTTAGTTTGTCGGTCATAACTTAACTGCTATCTTCCTATTACCTTTATCGCGCCTTGAATTAACTGGACTTGACCACCATTTAATAGTTGTAGGTTTAACATTTAGTAATTTAGCAAGTTCGTCAGCTGTTCCTTCTGCTATAAATTTTTCGCCTTTATATATTGCGTATTCAATCATCCCTCCACCACTTTCACTAATTCACTCATCGCCGCTCCCTTCAATAATTTCCTTGATTTTAACCAATTTTTCTAATGGCAAACTTTTGAAATTTTTATTCCTTAGTTCCAGTGCCAAAACATTTCTTTTTCTATAATCTTTGATTTTTTGATGTGCCTCGGTACTGTATTGTGCCAAATGCGGTGCGGAATAATCCCACCCCATAGCTAATCCATTTTGATTAAATACATAAGATTCAATATTAATTCTTCCCGTTGGAGTTATCTTATCTACCTTTTTTACTGTTGAACTGCTTCTAGGATATTCAATAATTACTAAATCTCCTGCTTTAAGTTCAGCTAACCAACCTTGTCTTTTATCACTCATCATCCCCTCCAATCGCTGCGAGTGCATCAATCGCATCTTTACGAATATCATGATTTCTCTCAACATAATATGTTTCTAGTTCATCACGTTCAGTTCTCAGCTTAATGTTTGTCAGTGCCTTTTTCGCAGTGTTAAGCTGTTCTTGGAGTTTTTCAGCCTTATTCATTAATTCAAGATATTTACTGTCATATTCAAAATCAGACAAAAATGTATCAAAACTAAAAGCTGTACAATAATCAACATCAGTAGTTTCAGGATGTCCATTATTGGTAACCCAAACTACAATTTCATTAGTATGCCAATGCGGCCCGCAATCAATAACGTTATAAAAGTAACCTCGTGTATATTCTGTTGAGCTTTCTCCAACATATCTAAATGACATGATTTGATAAGGTAACCCTAACTCCACTCGTAATAACTTTCCATTCGTTACTATTTTTTGGTCTTTGCAATATAAAGCCAAAACATTATCTTGTCCGGTTTTAATCATTTTCACACCTCCCCAGTGCTACCAAATCCGCCTGTACGCTTTCCATTTGCGTTGTCATCGTTTGTTGTAAGGTATTTGACAAATACCCCTTGCATTATTCTTTGACCTTTAGAAATGGTTACAGGCTCTTTTGAGATGTTCATAAATAAGCCTTTAAATTCTTGCGGATAGTAATCTGAATCGATAATTCCTACTGAATTAATCAATGCAATGCCACGCTTAACTGGATTACTTGAACGGTCGTATAATTTCAATACTTCATCATCTCCAAGTTGAACAGCTAGCCCTGTGCTTACCATTTTAATTTCATCAGGTTGAATCGTAACTGTTTCACTTGCGGAAATGTCATATCCTGCGCTATGTTCTGTCGCTCGTTCTGGAATAGTCGCATTTTCGTCTAGTTTTTTAAATCCTCTTGTCAT